CCGTAAGACGACCAATAAGATCATCTTCATGCCAGCGCGTCTGAACGATAACAATAGATGCTGATGCTGTCATAAGGCGCGTCATCAACACTTGTGTGAACCACTGCCACAGTTGTTCCCGCAACGTCGGGCTGTTGGCCTCTAAGCTATCCTTGATCGGATCGTCAAGAATAACAAAATCGCCGCCACGGCCAGTGATCGAACCACCTCGACCAACAAATACCGACATGCCGCCAGACGTTGTTTGTATCCTCGACTTCGATGCACCGCCCTTGCGCAACCCAAAGCTCGGGAAAACATGCTTGTATTGCGGCAGCGTCATAATATTTCTGACATCTGCACCAAAGTCTTTCGCAAAGTCTTCGTTATAGGTAGCAAAGATCACATTGCGGTACGGATCACGACCCTGCACCCAGGGTACGAACCGGCGCGAAACTAACTCCGATTTACCGTGCCTGGGCGGCATAGATACGATCAGACGCGGAATGTGGCCCTTTTCTACCTTCTCCAGAACCTTGGCTAACGCTCGATGGTGCTTCGCATCCTTAAACATGCTTTCGTCAATGTTCTCTGGATCATCAGCATCAGGCATCGTGTACTTAACAAAATCGACAAAGCTAGTCCGGCACTCAATAGCTTTTTTAAGCCTGCGCGCCGATGCAATCTTTTTATCTAGCTCGTCAAAACGCTTGTTCTCACTCATTGGCTAAATCCAACGCCTTTTCCAGAGTTTCAGTATTGCGCCTACTCCAGCCCTTTCCGTAGATTTTATAATCGTCAAGAGAGCGATAAAAAGCCTCACGACCATCATAATATTTGTGAAGCACATCCACGGGATCAAAGTCATACACCGCTGCAATAGTTTTAGGTCCGATAGCACCATCAGCCGTTGCAGACACTGAACGCTGCAAAATCTTGGCAGCGCGGCCTGGTCCGGCGTTAACACAAAGGTCGGCGCAGCTTACGTCTACACCAGAAGGGAGATCATCTGCCTTAACCGCATCCCAGTAGTTCTTTTTGTAAAGAGGCTTAACATCATCAACGGTCAGCTTACGCATCACTTCTTTCGGTGCAGGCTTGCCGGTATATTTCGCCCAGTTCCACGAAGTAACACCAAGCATTGTGCTGCCTTCGTTGCCGTGGCCGTCACCCTTACTGTTTCCTTTGTCGCGCTGATCGTCAGTAAAGCCACCTTCATGCTTTATCAGCATTTCAAAAAACGTTTCCCAGTTCTCTTTCATTTTTTACCTCCGAAAAATTGCTTGCCACCCCGAATGCCAACCGCTGCTGTGCATACAGTGAAGACCAACCATGTGTACCAATCAGGCAGCTCAGAAAGGCGGTCGAAACCGTTCTTCACTGTTTCTTCCATCCCAGGTATGAAGCACAGAATGACGGGTATAAGGACGGCAAAAGTTACCACCTCGTCCTTGATCGATGACTGCGTACCTTCAGCCATAATCCGCTCCCAATCGGCAGTGGATGTCTCTTTGGATAATAGGATTTTTGCTTTGCTTTTAGCTTCAACCAGCCTCAACTGCGCAGTTGCTGCGTTTTTATCAGCCTTACCTTGGAGCCATGAGCCAGCAAGATTGGCTATCGGACCAAGTGCCGTGCTTAGTAAGTTCATCATTTCTTAGCTCCCATTGCGCTGAACCCAAAGAAAGCCGCAACCAACCCAGAAATGGCTATGAAATATGTAGGTGCGATGTCAGCAAGAAGTTGCCCTGTTGTGTCGTATCCGTACATATCTGCCGCAACGATGCCGACCGGGTAAATCAACAGACCAAACAAAGCAAACCACGTCATGCGGAGTTGAGCATCGCGCTTGTGATCTGCATCCTCCATGCGCAAACGACGGTCCTCAAGCATCAACTCGCGCTCGTCGTCGTCAATCTTACCGTTTTTGTTCAGATCATATTCAGTCATCTTTTAAACTCCTGGCATACTCAATGGCATAACGTTTGTGGTGGGTGATAATCACAACTCTCATATCTTCGTCATACACAATGTAATCCCCCCGTTTATTTCGGTATAACCTCAAAGCAATATACTACCGTGGTGCTGTTTGTTATTAAAACCTTTGCATCATCAAGGGCTTCGTCACATTCCATCTGAGTTGAAAACTGATCAAGCTGGTAGCTTTCAATGCTGTTGTTACTAAACATGAACCAGACCAAAAAAAACATCTACCAACGCCCCTGGTGTTGACCCCAGAAATAAAAAAACAAAAACAAAGCGCCTCCACTAATTGCAAAAATCACAGTTCCGATAGCAAAGTTAATCACAGCATCTATTTGAGCTTGCTTGCGGTAGATTTCATCCTTGCGCTGTTTGCGCATCTGAGCCTCAATACCGAGCACTTCCTCCCATTTTTTTGGCCCGTAATGCCATGAAATGTAATCTTTTAATTCGCTCCTCATTCTGGAAAGCTCTTCTTTTTTTGACCAGATCAAAATTGCTGTTTCTTCATCTGATCCCTTGAAGGTCTTTTGCCAAAACGGAGGGTTCTTTTGCCGCTCCTCGAGGTGGTTAAAGTCGGCACACGCCTTACCCCAGGTTGCTAAAGACTGCCCCATCTCGGAAATATCCTTGTAAGTATCAAGGCCAGCTCGGAGCGTCTTGTAAGCTCCGGTTGCCATTAACGTGATACTCACCGGGTCCACAATTTTAGCCCATCTTTGTCAACACAGCGACTAAAAGCCCAATAATAGACGCCGTTGCTGCGATCATAATGCTTTCCATCCGCTTCACACGCCCAAACAAATCTTTGAATTGGATTTTAACTTCAGTCTTTATAGCGATCACCTCCTTTTCAAGGCCGTCTATGCGCTCATGCGCGGATGATACTGTACGTTTGTCCATTTATCAGTCTTTCTGTTTACCGTATCAATCAACACTTGTGGGAAGAGTTGCGGGGACACTTCGGCTTATGTGCCAGCCGTCTTTGGTGGTCATTTTATAACCAGTTTAGTTGAGGAAACAGCTGTCCCAGCAAGAACAGACGGACTAGACGCAGAAGGGCCAATACCGCCCGAGCCTTGCACATAGTATGCACTTCCCGGTGTTAAACCTGATTGAGCATCATCAACCGACCCTGAAAGTTGGGCTGTCGCTGTTTGTCCATTAGAATAGCTGCCGTTAGAAATACCTATGAAGTTACCAGACTTTAGATTGGTACCATTTTGAGTAGTTTTAAAGGTAGCATAATTCGGTTCAATAGCGCCACCAGCTTCGTCCCTGAAGGAAAGGAGCGTATGGTTATTAACAGGGTCATAAGCAAGGTCGTGCTGTTTAACTATCTTACCAGAGCCGAAGGCTAGGCCGCTATTATTAACCGTAAAAGTATTATTAGAGTTGAGAGTAACAGTCGCAAACTTACCTGAGTTGGAAGATTGAGTATAAACAATACCTACGTTTCCGGGGACGCTGTTAAAGACAGTTCGTATAGCACTAGGCGAACCACTGGCAATAGTACCTTCCCCGCCTATTGAGATACTATTCGTGGTTACTGAAAACGTACGACCACGAAGGTTTGCAAAGTCCCTATTATATGCGACGAAGAACTTGTCAGCTGTTGGGTCAAACGAAATCGTATGTTGTTCAATGTAGTTGTTGTAGTAGCTAATATTACCCGAACCTAGCTGAGATGAGGTAACTTTAGATACGGAATAATTGCTAACCGAAAATAGACCTACACTTGGGTAGTAAGGTGCATTGTATACCGCAACTACTCGGTTGTGTGTTGGGTGATACTCCAGGCCAAACCAAGTATTTGATTGGCTTTCAACTGTTAAGGGAGAGCCAGCGCTTACAGATGTGGCCCCCGCAGAACCCTTAACAATAACCATCCTGAGAATATTGGTAGATCTCTTGTAGGCAACTGCACAACCTGCAAACCCAGAGCCATATACCATTCCCATACCTGCCGGAGATGCGCTTGAGTCTACGGTTGAAGAGCTTCCTGCAGATGCTGTTTTAGCAGCGCCATCAACAGCGATAGGCACTACTCTTAAGTCGGTATTTGCATTATAGGCTATAATTACTTTGCCTACGGTAGCATCATAGCAAGCGACGACAGCACCGCTATCATAACCGCCTCCAGTTGCGAAACCTAAATCTTGCTGCGCACCCCAAGACATCTCACCTGAGTCGTTCATAACACCGACACAACCATGATAGTTACTTACGCCAGAAATTCTACCAGTTGCAAGAAAGCAGCCTTGATTAGGAACGTAAGTACATGTGTACTGCCCGGTAAACTGGGTGCCACTATTTGTAAACGTGGTGGTCCCTTCATCAGCTACAAATTGTGTTTGTAACCCAATGGCGACAGAGGAGAGTGTACCGTTAGAATTAACAACTACTGGCGCACCGTTTGCTATCGAACCAGACGCTGTAGCAGAATAGCTTGGAGCGGCTGATGCTACTGCATTATCAACGTAAGTTTTGTTTGTTGCGTCAGTTCCAGACGAAACTGTATCCACACCCTGAATGCGGCCCGTACCGCTAAGTGAAATGTCACCACCTGTTACGGTTAGGTCTCCATTTACAGAGGCACCGGCGCCAGTGGTTTCCAGCTTGGACGAGCCGTTGTAGTATAACCTTGTTGAGCCATTATGAGTGCACTGTACAAGCCATTCATTGTTAGCGTCATTATAAAGCCCTGTCTCACTGCCTTGCGACATAAACACAGAATGACCACCAATGCTGTAGCCTTCCCAACCACCATGCGCTCCTCCATCAATCTGCACAGAGCCGTAGTTGCCAGAGACAGGCTGGAAGTAGCCGTTGCCACTGTCGCCTAATCGGACGCCTGAGGCGTCTATAAGTACCCTGTCAGTTCCACCAGTCCGCAGAACCATATTATTAGTACCAAACGTCAGTCGGGTGTCAGTATCGCCTTCGTGGTAAAGAACGCCTGCAAGGTATATGTTATCTACAGCGTTAAGATTGCCGTTGATGTTTACACCCGCAAACGATGGGCTGTTACTCGTATTTAAACTCTGGTTTGCCGTGTAGGTGGTATAGCCATTGGGGTTTGACGCATCGTACTTTGCATTTAAAGCAGTCTGCAAACCATCTACGTTTGAGATAACGTGGTTATGGCTATCATCAGCAACAGTAACAGTAAGAGTAGCATTGCCAAGATTCGTAAACGTAGCAGAACCTGATGCATCACCAGAAAGCGTCAACGTAGGGTCAGCAGTTGCCGTTGTGCTGATGCTGACATTGCCCGAGCCGTCAAAGCTGGTCGAACCAGTCACAGCGCCAGTGACAGCAATATTGCGTGCA